CTCTTCGTCTAACGCGTCCGCGTCTTCGTCGAGCCCGTCGCCCTCTTCGTCTAACGCGTCCGCGTCTTCGTCGAGCCCGTCGCCCTCTTCGTCTAACGCGTCCGCGTCTTCGTCGAGCCCGTCGCCCTCTTCGTCTAACGCGTCCGCGTCTTCGTCGAGCTCAAAATCGCCCGCGCCGCCCTCTTGTTCTTCGCCTCCCTCGCTCATCAACGCCGTAACATACGTTTGATTAAGCACGATGTCACCACCGCGCGCGAGTGGCTCAAGTCCCGCCTCTGCGCGAACCTCGTTAATCGTCGCGTAATGCGACACCGCGTCGATTCTGTTCTTGAGCTCACTCTCAGCGGTCGCCGCATCCAAGCCGACGAACTGGAACGAGAGCTCGGGGTCGATAGGGTGCACGATCCAACGATTGATCCAACCTTGCACCTGACGCAACAAGGGACGGAACCCGCGATCTTTACTCGCGAGGATACGTTGCTCGGGGCCACCTTGTGAGAGAGAGCTTGTCACACCCTCCGAGCCAAAGACGAAACCGAGCTCGGCGGGGTCGATCTGATAAATCGCACATGCGATCTTTGTCAGGTATCCCATCCACGTCGAATAACCCATCTCTTCGGCGCTCTGTCCAAGGTTGACCGAGGAAACCTCCTCGTTAGCCTCGGGGTCGAGTTGTAATATCGGCGTACGCTTTGCTTGATGCGCGCCCGATAACATCGCGTAAAAGTCACGACGGAACGCGCGGAACACTTGGGGGCTCATCTTACTTTTAACGGCGAGAATCGAGTTGACGTGTATCCCGTTCGTGAAGTTTGCCGCGTTGTACGTCTCGGCGTTCACTAGATATGTGACCGTTCGCACGAGTTCCTCGAGCTCGGGGTGTCCGTAACCATGCGAATAAATCCACGTACGCGGGCGACGTACACCGAACGCGAGCGAGTCTGCATCCCACTCGGCGACGGTCTCGCCGTTGATCACCTGAACGAAGGCGGCCTCGTCCCAGTCGCGGCGACCTTCCTCGCGCTCTGCCTCGCTCGTCGTACTGCGACGGATCGTCGACGCGTCAACGGGTGTGAAGCCGATGACCTCGCCGCCGCGATTGCGTAAGACCTCAAAAGCACACTGATCATATGTAAGAGAGTCGCGTAGAATCATACGCAAAAACGACTCAAACGAATCCGCGCCGCCGAACTTGTTCCCGTCGCCGCACGTCTCCATCCATCGCGTGAGCGTGTTTATACGCTCGCGTAAGTCGTCCGACATCTCCGCGTCTCGATCGCGGGGCGCGATCACAAAGCCCGCGCTGTATTTGTCTCGCTGCGGCGTCGCGAACTCCGCGATCTGATTGATACGCGTCTGTATGATCGCTGAGATCACAGGTACGCGGGACATCGTCAACAAGACGCCATAATCTAAGCCGTTCGTTCCCTCGTGCTCAGAGTCGCGATATGTGTCGCCGAACGACGCGCGCGAGTCCCACGGGTTTATATCGTGTGCTTGAGGTACAGCGGACGACGGCCCCACGTTCTCAGAGCGGAGCGCCTTTTGAATAAGCGACTCGCTGATCTCGCTGATCTCTCGCATCTGCTCATGGAACGACGGTCGGGGGTTGTGTGTTTTCATTCTGCGTAGTCCTCGTCTAAGAAGCGATAAGCGTACATGATATAACTCTCGCGCGGTTTATTGTGGCCCTTGAACGGGCGGCGGCGCGTGACCACACCCTCACCCCATCGACCATCACCGAGTCGACCGTGTGCGTTTCCCTCGATCGTGTCGACGTGTGTCTCGCCCACGCTCACGGCGCGGGTGATGTGTTGGCCCCACCTCTTAGACCCGCGACGACCCACGACGACAATATCCCCCCGCTGTATGTCGTCAAGGGGTACAGCGCGCGCCGTTCCCTTGCAAAACTCCCAAAGTCGATATGTTGACGGCATGACTTTAAGACGCAGCTTCGCGTCGAGATCGGGATCACACCACGCCGCGAACGCGCCGCACCAGGAGAACCCCCCGATTTTAGTGTTCGACGAGTTCGTGTACGGGTCGTCTTTTTTCCACCCTAGGCCGTCCGTGATGTACCGAATGATCTCAGCGCCGCGATGGAGCTCGTCCTCGCTCGTCGCCTCAGAGAATCCCCCGCGACCTTTCCGAAGTATCACGCCGTCGGCGTCAACGTAATATCCGCGAGGCGGCTCAGTTACGACGAGCGCGTGAGCGTCCTCCGCGCGCGCGATTATGCTATCTATTCTCTCAGTGTCCATCATGTGCTCCTGTCTGTTAATATGTGGAGTGTACCACACCGCCCGACGATCGAGAACATCATGGAGCTAAAGACACGCCGACTCGCGATCGTGCTCGTCGACCTCATCGGATCGACCGCGTTTGTTCAACGCGTCGGGGCACATCGCGCGGCGGTCTGGCTTCAATATCACGACCGACTCGCGCGGTCGCTCTTGTATCGGTTCAACGGACGCGAGATCGATCGGAGCGACGGTTTTTTGTTATCGTTCGATCGGACGATCGACGCGCTCAATTTCGCGTTGCACTATCAGCGAGAAATCCCACAGCGCACACACATCGACGCTCGAGTCGGGATACACTGGGACGAGGTCGTCGAGGTCACACAAGATGAGATGTACGCGGCGGTCGGCGCGAAGCGTATCGAGCTCGAGGGGATCGCGAAGAATATCGCCGCGCGTACGATGTCCATATGCCGCCCGAAACAAGTGCTCCTCACACGCGACGCGCTCCTCGCTGTACGGTCGCGCACGAATCCACACACACCGAGGGGGACGCGCTTCGCGTGTGTCGGCCTGTATCAGTTTAAGGGCGTGGCCGCGCCCGTGACGCTGTACGCGGTCGGCGTACACATCGAGGCGCTCCAACCGCCCGAGGGGAATGAGAAAGCGCGGCGTATCGGCGGGCCGCGTACCATTAAATCACGCGCGCGTCATAGACGTTGGAGAGAGTGGGCGTGGTGGTTCACGTGGCGCGGGGCGTGGGTTTCGCTTGGTTATATCGTCGCGCTCATGTATCCCTTTTTATCTAGTCCGAGCGCGCGGGAATCGTGGGGGCTGTGGTGGCTCGAGTGGTTCGACGCGGTCGTGTATGTCGTAGAAAGTCTAAGGTAAGATGAAACAAGAAGAAATCGACGAATCAAAAGCGCGTCGCGGTTGGTATTTCGCTTGTGTGTTCCTGATACTGGTTGTCGCGCTGATCCTGTTTCTCGCGCGAGTGGAGATCGTCGCAAAGAATAGAGACGTACTCGTCGGTATATTAGGAGTCATCACGGGGAGTATCTCCTCAATGATGGCGATCGCGAGCGGTCGAGACCCGAGTGAGGTCGAAGAGCTACGCGACAAACTCGGACGCGCGAACGCGGATCGCGAGGCGCTTATCGCGCGACTACGCGACGCGCAAATTCAACTCCAGTTACACCGCGACCAACTCGCGGAACTCCAAACCGCGATTATCGAACGTCTATCGGTACTCGCGGGGCCTGTGATCACGTCGCGCGACCCAAGTACAGTCGAGCTCGATCCCAACGTCGAGCAGTGGCTCCCCGAGTCGCGCGAGTAATCATTTCTCTTGTTTCGTGTTTTTGCTCGTGTTAACGTGCCTATCTGCTGATCGTACTGTGAGAGGGCGATACGGTGGGGTGATAGATAAAGCATGAGCGGGGCGCGTTAAATACGCGTCTCGCTTTTGTTTTTTAAGAGTCGGGGAAGAGAGGTAACTGTGCGGGGGCCTCGCTTGGTCGCGTGGGTGCGTGGTGTGCGACCCGCGCGCGCGCGATCTCCGCATACTCCGCTTCTCTCTCAATACCCACGAAATCAAAACCCTCAAGAACAGCGGCGCAACCTGTCGAACCCGAGCCCGTGAACGGGTCGAGCACTGTTCCCGATGGGGGCGTGATGAGGCGGCACAAGTACCGCATCAAAGCGAGCGGCTTAACGGTGGGGTGTGTGTTCGCTCGCTTCGCTGTGCGCTCATTCCCCCCTCCTGTTTTGAAGGACCCGCCGGATCTATCTTTAGATCCGGCTAACTGTGTATCGCGATCCCCGAGCCCCGCCTCGCGTTCTGCTTTGGTCGCTTTGGGTGAGTAGAAGTAGCGCGCGCGCTCGCCTAGTTGCGAGGCGACGTATTCGTCGACCATCACATTCGCGGGAAAACGCCCCTTACCCTGAGCGCCCTCATCATCCCCCACGCGCGACGCGTCAATATTGAGCGCGCCCGTCCCATGTGCCAGTACATTATGAGCGACTGTACCTGAGAGCGGCTTACGCACAAGAATCACGGGCTCATACGCGGGCTTGAGCGCCGTCCCCCAACCCTCCCACTTTCGCGCCTCATCGGTCGCGCTCGCTGTAATGTTGAACGTGGTCACCTCACCGCCGACACTGACGCCGCCCTTACCCGCGATGCCGCTTGCCCCCCTCCCGATCACCTCGCGAGGGGCTTCGCGTACCTTGTCGGCGAGGGGTGCGAGCTCGGACCACGCGGCAACAATCCGCGTAAATGTCTCATCATTGGGGATGCGGTGCCCTAGCGGTCGCCCCTCAAACCACGAGTACATAGTCGAGCCGTCACAAAACAAGCGATCCGCCTCGGACACGGTAACGCCCCTTCGCTCTCTTGCCCCTTTGAGCGCGCGCGCGACCTCGTGGGCCAAGTGAGGAGCGCCCCCCCACTTATCAATGGCTTTGCTCACGTTGTGACTCTTCGGAAAGCCTGAACCATACAACCACATGAGAGTATCGCGCACCTCAAACCCCGCGAGCCTTAGAGAGATAGACATGAGATCCTGAGTTCGTGACCCCGCGAACACAAGCGCGTGGCCTCCTGGTTTGAGAACGCGAAGCACCTCACGCCACAATTCAGGGGGTGGAACCCACGCGTCCCACGATCTCCCCATAAAGCCCCGTCCTTGAGGTTCCCACGTATCCCCACCACCCCACGCGCGCAGACACTCGGCAACGCGTTGCGGGCTCGTGTTCCCGAGTCCATATGGGGGATCTGTAACCACAGCGTCGACGCTGCCATGATCTAGTTTCTTGAGTTCGTGTAAACTGTCACCATGTATTATCATCATCTTGTCCTTTGTCTCGCATAGTACGCGCGACGTTTCGCGAGGCGCGTCTCGCGCTCTTCCTGTGTCTCCTGTGCGCGACGCTCGCGAGCGTACCAACTCTGATACGCGAGGCGCTCGGCGCGCTCTGTCGGTGTCTCTGCAGCGAGAGCGCGGCGCTTAGAGGCGCGGCGTTGAGCGCGTTTCCGCTCGCGTACCTCGGGGCGGCGTTCGTATTCCCGCTGCCACGCGAGACGCTCATCATGTGTCTGTGTCATTTACTCTCCTCCTCAGTTTATCGAGCGCGAGAAGCGTTCCACGTGAAACACGCGCGGGGCCTCTAAGCTCACGCTCTACGCGGCGCGTGATGCGCGCGACCTCTGCGCGTAGTCGCTCAGCTTCGCTCATGGGGCTCTCTCTTGCGTAGTGCGCGCGCCCTCTGATACGCTCGTTGGTACGCGAGGCGCTTCTTACGCGCCTCTGGGGTCTCGTTCGCGCGTCGCTTTCGCGCGTAGTCGCGATAATATTGGAGGCGCTTCTCCCGCTCTTCGGGCGTCTCGTCTGCATACCGATGTGGCGCGCGCGCTTGTTGGTACGCTACTAGATACGCGAGACGCTTCTCTCGCGCCTCTGGGGTTTCGTTCGCGCGTCGCTTTCGCGCGTATTCGCGAGCCTTAGCGAGACGTATCTCTCGCTCTTCGGGCGTCTCGTTCGCGAGGCGCTCTTCGTAGAGTATGCGCGAGTATAGTTTATCCAGTCGCTCAGATTCGTTGCTCATGTGTCTCTCTCCTGTTGTGCTTGCTTTCGTGCGTATGCGCGCATCGGCGCGAGACGCTTCTCTCGCTCTTCTTGTGTCTCGCTCGCGCGTCGCTTTCGCGCGTAGTCGCGTTGATACGCGAGACGCTTCTCGCGCGACTCGGGGGTCTCGTTCGCGCGGCGCTTTCGCCGAGCCTCGCGCATGGATGACAAGCGCGCCTCATACTCTTCGCGGGTCTCCTCTGGACTCTGCGCGCGTCGCTGTTCGTTCCGTCGGCGCGTGTACTCGCGCGTCTTTGCGAGACGCTTCTCGCGCTCTTCCTGTGTCTCGTTCGCGCGGCGCTCGTGGTAATAGACGCGCGCGTATAGCGCGTTATATGAGAGACGCGCGCGGCGCTCGGTTGGCGTCTCCGTCGCGAGCTCGGCTCGATGACGCGCGCGATAATAAGCGCGCCATTTCTCCCGCTCACACTGTGTCATCTCCCCGCGTGGCCTGTGTCCCATCTTGCGTACCCTCCTCTCTCCTCGTGTTCAAAGCGGCGATAAAACGCGCGCGTGTCGTCGCGACGGGGGCCGCGAGATCTCGCTCAACGTCGCGCAGCGTGGCGACGACGTACTCAAACAGCGCCTCGGCCTCTGCCTCTGCCACGGCGTCGCCGCGTGTAGGTTCTACGATCTTTTTCCATAATCCGACAATCGTCTCGAGCTTCATTTGCTAACCTCTAGGGAACATCACACACAGGATACAGACATGATAAGACGACGACATGATATCACACCGCCGCAACGCGTAAAGCCGCCGACCGATCCCGAGCTCTTAGCGATACTCGACGACCTCGTCGAAGACGACGAAGACGAAGACGAGACACTCGATCCCGAAGACCTCGAGCCGCCCCCGTCACCCGAGGATATCAACGAGCGGATTCTCGATCATCGTTGAGTGTAAAAGAGATCGATCGTGATCAGCGTGATCAGCGACAAGAGCCAAGCACCATAAAGCGCATCGTCGCAACTCATCGCGCGGCGTTCCACTTTGACCGAAGACCGCGAAGACGCGCGGAAGTCCAAGCGACGCCGCTCGGTGTCGCGTATCGTGGCTCAGCGTCCGCGCGCTCGTTGAGCTCTGCAGCGATCTGCGCATAAGCGACGCGCCCTCGACGCCGCTCTCGGATTAATGCGAGCACTGGATCGCCTCGTTCGATCGAGTCCACGCGGAGCGCGAGCGACTCAAGCGCCGCGCGGTCTCCACCTTCCGCGACACGGCGGAGCGTCGCAGAGATGCGCGGTAAGAGGTCAAAGAGAGAGGCGACGTCGCTCCATTCACCATCGACGAGCGTGAGCGGCTCGACGGGTGCAACGGGTGCGGGTGCGGGTGCGAGCGCGGGCGCAACGGGCTCGACGGGCGCAACGGGCGCGGGTTTTACCTGTGGGGGCGCGGGTTGTGCTGCGCGCAGATCCGCGAGACTTAGCGCGTAGTGTGAGGGGATCGGCGCGGATTCGCGGCGCGCGAGTCCTTCGAGGCCGTCGAGCCCTTCGTCACGCGAGCGTACTGTCGGGGGGAGTGTGAGATCGTCGGGGTCATGCATATTGTTTCTCCGTGAAAATCGTGTACATTTGTACGCACACATTAACGCATCCCCGAGGAGGATAAAAGAGAATGATCGACCCCATACAACGAAACAACACACTCACGCGCGTGAGGGAGATCGAGGAACACCTCGAGCTCGCCGCGTTGGATACATGCGGCCCCAACGAGCGCGACGAGCGTCTCGACTCCGCACTTGAAGCCGCGCGCCTTGAGTTTCTCGTCGCGATCGCTCCGACGTGGGACGCCGCGCGACGCGAGTACGAAGATCACCGCGGGACGCCTTACGTCTACGTACGTACTGGTGACTCGTGGTTATGTGTCCCGCTCGGCTTCGCTGAGATCGAGGGAGGCGAGGGAGAGGACGTGTACGCGCTCACACCCCTCGCGCCCTCGTCTCGACAACTCAGCGAGCTCGTCGCTCAAAACGTAGATCGTGAAGAGTTCGCGCGAGCGATCGTCGCCGACTCAGAGATCGAGATCCTCACAGTACACGCGATCGCGCCCCCGCTCGTCGTCGGACTCTCACGCGCGGACGTACTCGACGCGATGATACGAGTCGCGCGCAACGAAGAGCGCGACGAAGATCCCGAGGCGCTCGGCCCGTGGGGCGGCGCTGTTCAGAATGTGACGCTCATACACGCCCGCGCGAATACGACGTATTCAAAATAGGCGACCACGGCACGAGATCACCCTCCCACTCGGCGACGGTCTCCTCGCGATCGAGCACCACGAACGCGAGCGAGTACCGATAACAAAACCGCGTCTCTGTGAGTAGATCCCCGCCGAGTATCGAGAGCAACAGCGGCGCGCGCGCCCACCTGATCCCGAGACGGCGCTCATGAGCCGAGAGCCGTAAGAGTACGGGCTGCACAGACGCGAGGTGAGGCAGAACCGCGCGCGTACACTCGTCGATCTCCACACTCGCGAGCCGCGTCTCGTAGTCTCTACGCAGTGACGAGCGCCGCTCCCACGCGCACCAGTACGCGAGCTCTGAGACGACGCTCGGCGCGTCGTGCGACGTCACGAACTCGTAATACAACGAACCCGAGCGAGGGGCTTTAAGCGCGCGAAGCGCGAGCCGCCGCGCTTTGTCACGGGTTAAGCGCGCGCGCCCCCACTCCCCGCTCACTCGTCACCGCCCTCGACGACGCGCGCGTCAACCGTTACGGGCTCAGGGAGCGCGTGACCCCGTTGACTCGCGGTGATCGCGCGCGCCCAATAGTCACCGCTCGCGCGGAGCTCATCGCGATCAAGTCCCAACTGTGTTGCAGTCGCCTCGAGCGCTTGATCGATCGTCGTATGTACGACGACCTCTTGAGACTCGCGTCGCACTTCGTGACGCTGTGCGGGTGCCTGGTACTCTTTGCCCCCGCGCCGATCGAGCATCCAAAGCGCGGCGCTCGAGCCTTTGCCCCCCTCCTCTGCGAGAGCTTGCCACCGTACACGCCTCAACGCGAGCGCCCGCTCGACGGTGTACGCGCAAGCATCGGCCCACGGGCCGAGAGGCGGGTGTTGACCACGCTCTGCTCTGCGCGCGTCGCGCTGCCAAGCTCGCAGAGCGCCGCGTCGCATACCCGCGAGTACCTCCGCATCGCGAAGCGTCGCGCCCTTAACGATTGAGCCACACGCGCGTATTACCTGATCAGGCGTATAGGGCGACGAGCGCGGCGGGGACACGTTCGCGAACTGGCCAACGTCAACGGGTGGTAAC